CTCAGACCTGGCGAAGATGAACGACCATGGCAACAATATTGTCGCAATTAAGAAGTCTTAGAAAATCCATTCATATCCCTTGGAGGATTAAGATGGTAGACAGGGTTATAGCCCCTCATGAATTTGAGGAAAAAGTCATTTACGTTCACATATGGATTTGAATTATGAGCATGCTATCTAAAGGTTTAAGAAGTGTCGAGAAAAAAATAAGTTCGGCAATCCCCCATCAACACTCAGCCGACCGTCGTGCAAACATGTACGCGACACGCGAACAAATAGGCTTCTACCAAGAACAAAAAGAAGAGCTGCATAAAAGATCGGCTGAAGCGAGCGAACAAAAAGCTAATGAAGCTCAAAAACTTCACAAGCAGCAAATTCGCTCTATGCGTGGTAGCTACGCGCGCCGCAGCCGCATGATGAGCTCACCCTCTTCTGGTGGAGCATCAACTGAAACGTCCGACAAACTAGGATAATCATGCTATCACGCAGCGAGTACGAAATATTCCTGAAGCGATATAAACGCGCACAGGACATAGCGCTTCAGTGGGCTGGTCTGCACGAAGCCTGTTATTTTTACGCCATTCCTAACCGTAATAAGTTTTGGCGAGACCGAAATGACCAGGGCGAGCAGCGTGGCGCAAGGGTATACGACACGACCGCTATCGAGGCCACCAAGACATTTGTGTCTAAGCTTCATACAGCTATGACACCTCCTCAGACACAATGGGGTTACATGGAGGTTGATAAGCTATGGGCATCTAATAACCCCGAGTCTTTAAACGAAGCCAGGGAGATACTTGATGACTACATCCGGCAGTTATTTGATTTCATTCATGAGTCTAATTTTGATGTTGTTATTAATGAATGCTACTTTGATAACGCAGTTGGCACAGCTTGTCTCGTAGCTAACTCCTACACAACTGAACAGCCACTTTTGTTCACCTCGATACCTATGGATAAACTTGCGGTAGAAGAGGCGATGACAGGGCGTTTAGAGTCTTGGTATCGGTACTGGGATGGCGTTAAGGTATGTGAGATTAATATTCGCTGGTCCAGAGCAGAGCTTACCGAGCAAATGATTCAAAACATGGCTATGGATAGGTCGGCAGTGGTTAATAAGATTTACGAAGGGGTAATGTTCAATCCTAAGAATAAGGATAAGCCTTACACCTACGTTGTTGGGTGTGATGATGCCTGCCTCTACAGTGAAGACTTTAAAACAAACCCTGGCATTGTTTGGCGGTTCCAAAAGACGAATGCTGATACGTTTGGGCGCAGGCCTATCATGGATGCGTTGCCGTCCATTATCTCACTGAATGAGCTAGCGAAGATTGAGCTCGCCTCGGCGAACTTAAACACGTTCAGACCATTCATGGCAGCGAGTGACGGGATATTTAACCCTCACACGTTCGTTATGAAGCCGATGACGATTATCCCTATTGCGCCTTTTAGCGCGACAGGGCAGCCGCCTTTAATCCCCCTGCCAGAATCAGCATCACCACAGTTTGCCCAGCTGACAATGGTTGACCTTCGTATGCAGGTTAAAGAACTCTTGTTTGCTACCTCACCGATTGAGACGGATTCAAGGCAACCGCCTTCAGCAACAGAGGTCATGGCGCAACAGCAGGTATTAGCTGAAAAGATTGGGCCGCTATTCTCAAGGCTACAGCAGGAGTTTTTGTTTCCTTTATTGGAGCGCTGCGCTTACATCCTGGATAACATGGGGATTCTTCCAAAACCCAAAATCAAGGGTGCGAAACTCAGCTTTAAATACAAGTCACCCTTGGCGCTGGCAAAAAACATGGAGCAGATAGCCAAGCTCACGCAGTTTGTGCAGATACTTCAGGGCACACTTGGGGCTGAAGAGGCCAAGGTCTTTATCAATGCCGCCCAATACCCATGGAAGCTCGCTCATTTAATGCAGTTAGACCCTGACTTCCTGAACGACCCTGAATCGGTCGCTCGGGCCATGCAAGGCCTCCAAGATAAGATGGAGGCACAACAGCAAGCAGCAGCACAGCAAGGAGAAGCAGTTGGATAACCAATTACCAGGACAAGATGATTACTTTCGGGGGTATCAAGACAGCATTGATGGTATGTCTAAAGATGGGAAGGAGCCTTTTGAGTACGATAGATTATCGTATGAGGTGTTCAATTCCGAATCTGGAAGCAAGTTACTCGCATTCTACAAAGACAGCATCATTACTGGCTCAGTACCAGCAAAGCTTGGCGCGGACTATGAGACGGCCTGCGTTTACTATGAAGGCTACCGCGAGGCATTTAGACAGATTATTGCGGCTGTAGCTCAGTACCCTATCCGCAGAGAAGCGCAAGAACGAGGTAAGCATGAGTGAGGGATTAAGTGATGATATTACCAGCGAACCACCAGTCAGCGACGGCGGCGAGCGGTCGGCGCCAGAGCCAACTTGGTGGTGGGACAAGGACACCCCTGGGGATGGCGAGCGACCCGAATGGCTCCCAGGCAAGTACAAGAGCGTTGAAGACACAGCAAAGGCGTTTAAAGAGCTTGAAAAGAGGCTCGGCAGCGCTCCAGACAAGTACGACTGGAGTAAAGGCAGTGGCTGGATAGATGAGGCATACGAGCCCCTTCAGGAGATGGCGGAGTTCGCTAAATCAAACCATGTACCTCAGGCTGTGTTCGATAAGATGCTTGAGTCGGTTGGAACGTATCTCGATGAGTTTAATACGGACTATGAGGCTGAGAAGGCTGCATTAGGTGAGAACGCAGAATCAAGGCTAAAGACCGTAGACAACTGGGCCAAAGCTAACTTTAGTGAAGATGCTTATGGTTCGATTATTGGGAACCTACGTACCGCTGGCGATGTTAAAGCAATTGAAGAAATAAGGGCTAAAATGATTGATAACAACACGAAGATACCTACAGGAAACGAAGTGGCTGAGGCTCCATTGGACATGGAAGCTGTTCAAACTGAGTTGAACGCCAACATCAAAAAGTATGAAACAGACAAAGCTTACCGGGCTGAGATTGAAGCTAAGATACGGAAAGCTGTTGGTGGATGAAGACGCCATCAAATGACCTCGATACCTGGGCATCACTCAAGCTTAGCGCTGTTTCAGGCAAGCTTGAGCATGAGGCTTATGATATGCCTGAAGGCTTTACGTGTGGCTGGTTAGCTGGCTACAAGGAGGCGATGGAGGATTTGATCAACTTCCTGGCGCTAGGGAATTGATACCAACCGATGACAATCCGTCACCGGTTGACACCCACCAACAACTAAAGCACAATTGGCTATCAGTTCTACCAATCTCTATGAAGATTGACCAAGGACACCTTGTTTTGCTAGACCCCTGACGGGATACTCTAGGTTCGATAAGCCCTTGTTAGAAAATACACGAGCCCTCATGCGCCAAAAGCCCTGAGAAGCCCGTGACACGTTTTTTAACTAGAAGGGGCATGTCATGTCACAAACCTTAAGTAACGTCGAACAAACCCTGTTTGACTCCCTCGTAAAAGCACAATACCAATCTAACGGGCATTTGTTTCGTGGCTCTATCCGAACAGTCAACGATGTTATCGGTGCGTTCGTTCAGTTCCGTAAAGTAAACACAGTTATGTCGGTTCCTACAGCGTACTTAGCTCAAGTAACGGTTCAAGACCCTAACTACAGTAAAGTGACAGCTACACTTCAAAAATACACCACACCTACAGCGGTGGATGAAGTGCAAGAAATCACCGTTAACTTTGATACCAAAATGGAAAATGCGATGTTGGTGGCTTATGCCATGGGCCGTCGTGCTGACCAAATTTGTATTGATGCTTTAGATGCTGACCCTGGCTCTACAATTGTCAACGGCGGAACCAACTTCAACTACGCTAAGTTTACTCAAATTACTGAGTTCTTCTTGGATAATGCAGTTCCCTTGGAAGAGCGTTATGTTGCTATGAGTGGCTCCATGTATCAAAGCTTAATGAACGATGACAAATTTATTTCGAATCGTTACACAAGCAATGACTCAATTGACCGCGGTAACACATCACGTTACTTAGGATTCAATTTAATCATGGTTCCTTCTATGCCTGAAGGTGGCTTACCTTTGAGCGGCACAATCCAAACAGCTTTGGCTTGGCATAAACGCTCTACAGGTATGGCAATCGGTAAAGACTTCCGCACAGAAATCAACTATGACTTCAATAGAACATCATGGCTGATTAACGGTGTATTCAGTGCTGGCGCGGTCGTTATCGACAACAAAGGTACAATGAACATCGACTGCGAAACCGCATAACTTGGAGATTAAATCATGGCTTTTAGTAACGAAAGAATGGTACGTAACTCCGAAGGTTACAATGCCGGTAAGATTACCTTAGCTGATGCGACTATCGTGAATGGTCCTCGCTATTTCAGCTACGCAACAGCGGATGACACTGCTGCGCAAGTAGGGGCTGCTAACTACTTTATTGCTGATGAGATTATCTTTGACCTTGCGGTTGATGATATCATCATGTGTGTTTGTAGTGATGCGAATACATTCCTGCAAGTAACGGCGGTTGATACAGACGCTAAAACAATGACTACCACACCGTTCACAGCGGCAGGTGCAGTTGATACAGCGAATATCGAAGATGACGCGGTAACAAACGCTAAAGTAAATACTGCTGCTGCGATTGCTTTCAGTAAATTGGAAGTAATGACAAGCGGTAATATCTTAGTGGGTAGTGCTGCAAACGTTGCGGCTGAAGTGACGATGGCGGGTGACGTAACAATCGTTGCTGCTGGGACGACTGCAATTGGCGCTAATAAAGTACTTAGCTCGATGATGTCACCTTTAGTGATGAAATACGCTGCGGTTACACTTTCAGCTGCTCAGTTTAATGGTATGTACGCCGCACCTGTAGTTCTTGTGGCCGCTGGCGGTGCTAACACGTTGATTACCTTGCATCGTGCAGAATTGGCAATGACGTATGTTTCTGCTCAGTATGCTGCCGGTGGAGTTGTGGCCATTCAGTACGATAGCACAGTCAATGGAGCTGGCATCATTGCTTCTACAACTCAGGCTGCTGCTGACTTTGCTGATGCTGCAAGTACATCTAACGCGTTTGAGGTGGTATTGTTAAACAACCATTCGCAACATGTGTGAATAAAGCGCTTTATTTGAGTAATGTGACCCAGGCGTTTACGACCGGCGACAGTACATTTGTGA